AACTGCTGATAAATATGATTTAGGTTTTGATCCTTATAATAAGCATATTACATTTCCTATTTATGATATTAACCATAATTGCTTAGGATTAGGTAGAAGATCTATTGAACAAAAAGTTTATAGATATCCTCAAGATATGATTAAACCTTTATATGGATTATATGAATTAGATAGATTTATAAGATATTTATGGGTTGTTGAAGGTCCTTTTAATGTTTGGAGTTTATCCGGTTGGAAAAAGCAAGTAGTAGGATTATTAGGAACAGGTACTGAAAAACAATATAAACAATTATTAGAAATAGAATGTAAAGGATTTGTATTAGCTTTAGACCCTGATGAAGCAGGTAGAAAAGGGATATATAAATTAGGAAATTTTTTACAAGAACATAAGAAAAATAATATAAATGTAGCATTGATTCCAGAAGGTAAAGATGTTAATGATTTAACTTATGAAGAGTTCAAGCAAGTCCAAATTATATCTTTTAATGAATGGAAAAGATGGTATGAAAATAAGATATTATCATCTGAATAAGATGTTATAATATATAGCCGATAAAATTTAGGGTGGCACCCAGGCCTAAAAAATAAAAATTACACAGGCCAAGAAAGGAGAAATTTAAAATGGCAAGAGTTAGTTTAGACGATGCAGACAAATACGTAGGAGGAGGTAGTTCATTCTTTAAACTTAATGATGGAGATAAAAAGACTGTAAGATTTTTATACAATACTGTCGATGAAGTAAAGAATGCAGCTTTAGTAGTTCATGAATTTACAGGAGAAAGATTTGCAACAATAGACTGTAGCAGAAATCCTGGAGATCCAGCAGACATGTGTAAATGGTGCTCAATGGGAAATAATCCTGTTATGAGAGTAGTATTACCAATGTATGTAGAAGAAGATAATGAAATTCAATACTGGAAAAAATCTGGAACATTTGTTAAAGAAACTTTATTACCAGTTTTTGAAAATCTTCCAACAGGAGCTCCAATATCTGGTCAGTCTTTTATTATTGGTAGAACAGGAAAAACAATGAGAGATACAAAATATACTTGTGCTCCTAATATGAAAGCTCCTAATGATATGAAGACTAAAGATCAATTTGGTGAAATTAAAGATCCATTTGAAATTAACATTATTAAACCAAATGATTATGATTTTGATCCTCAAGCAAATGCACAAGCTGGACAAAATCAAGAACCTGCTCAACAAGCTACAAGAAGAACAGCTGATGTATTTTAATATAAAGTAAAGGAGTAATGATAATGGCTTTATTTGCAAATATACCATCTAAAAAGCCTGCCACTCCTAAAAAAGAAAAAAGTGGTTCAGAAATAAAATTAAAGAAGGGAGAGACAATCTCTTCTTTAATTGAAACCGCTAAAAAGCTTGTAGAGGAGAAATTAGGTAATTATAAAGATGTAAGTAAATGTATAACAAACCTAGATGATCTTAAACATTTCTTTGATACTACAGAAGAAAATGCTCCAATAGGTATAGATACTGAAACTACAGGACTTAATTTCTTTACTGATAAAATAGTTGGCTTCTCTGTATGTAATGGTAAGGAATGTTTATATATTCCTATTAATCATAAATCAGCTTTATATAATATGAAATTGAAAGGTCAAATTCCTGAAGATGATCTAAGAAATTATTTAAAAGAATTAAATAGAACTAGACATTTTAATTGGATATTTCACAACTATAAATTCGATGCTGGAGTATTCAGAACATTTTTAGGAGAAGATTGGCCAGATCCTTATTGGGATACTATGATAGCAGCAAATATATTTAAACAAGATGAAGAGCATGGCTTGAAATATTTATATAATAAATATATTGCAGTAGAAGATGAAGGAGTAAATAGATTTGATAGTTTGTTTAAAGGAGTTACTTTTGATTATATACCTCTAGATATAGCTACTATTTATGCTGGAAAAGATGCTTTGATAACATATGAATTATATGAATATCAGAAAAAGAAATTTGAAGAACCAGATAGTGCTGGTATGAAATATGTATTTGAACAAATAGAAGTTCCTTTAATGCCTATACTTGCTAAAATGAATAGAGATGGTATTAATATGAATATGGGAATGTTAAAAGAACTTAAAGATAAATATGAAGCCAGACTTGAGATAGCAGAAGCAAAAGTATATGAAGAAATAAAACCTTACGAAAAACAAATTGAAGAATTTAGAATTAAGCATTATGATAAAAAATTAGATAATCCAATATCAATATCAAGTCCTACACAATTAAGTATATTATTTTATGATATTATAGGGTATAAAACTAAAGAAGGTAGAGGTACTGGAGTTAAAGAGTTAGAAAGAATTAATACTCCTTTAACTAAAGCTTTAATAGAGTATAGAAAAATGGAAAAATTAATTGATGCTTTCTTAGTAGCTTTACCTAAGCAGATAGAACCAAGTACTGGAAAAATTCATACAACATTAAACCAATATGGCGCTGCTACTGGAAGATTTAGTTCTTCTAATCCAAATCTTCAACAGATTCCAAGTAAAGGAGAATCAAAAGAGTTAAGAAGATTATTTGGTGCTGCTCCAGGTAATATATTAATGTCAAGTGATTTTTCTCAGCAAGAACCTCGTATATTGGCTCATATGTGTCAAGATGAATCTTTAATAAATGCTTATAGAACAGGAAAAGATTTATATTCTACAATGGCAGCTGAAGCTTTTCACACTACATATGAAGAATGTTTAGAGTTTAAATTAGATGAGAATGGAAAGAAAACAGATATTACATATAAAGAAGGAAAAGAGAGAAGAACTAAAATCAAAAGTGTTCTTTTAGGAATTTTATATGGAAGAGGTACTGCTTCTGTTGGAGAAATGCTTCATATGACTACTGAAGAAGCTCAACAACTAATAGATGATTTCTTTAATGCATATCCTTTAATTAAGCAGTTTACTGAAGAAACACAAGCTAAAGCTAAAGAAAGAGGATATACTGAAACAGCTTGGGGAAGAAGAAGATATTTAACTCATATTCAAGATGAGAAATATGAATTTCATTATAATGATAAACGACCTGTTGATTTTAATCCTTTATTTACAGCTAAATCAGATATTCATGAAGAAGTTTCTCAAGAAATAAAGGATAAATATATTGAAAAATTAGAAAAAGCTAATTTATATAAAAGAAATAAGATAATTGAAGAAGCTAGAGAAGCTGGAATTGATATAATTAATAATCAAGGTTATATTGCTGAAGCTTTAAGACAATGTGTTAATTCTACAATTCAAGGTGGAGCTTCAGATATGAGTAAAAGAGCTATGATACTTGTAGGTCAAAATAAAGAATTACAAGATTTAGGATTTAAAATGAAATTCCCTGTACATGATGAAATTATAGCAGAATGTCCTTTTATTAATAGAAAACGTTGTGGAGAGTTGTTATCTAAATTAATGATACAAGCAGGAGCTGAAAAAATATCAGTACCAATGAAATGTGATGTTGAATATTTCTTTTATTGGTATGGTCCTGATGTCAATACTGATGATGATGAAATATCAATGGCTCAATATAATGATTATATTAATACAGGTATTTATAAAGAAAGAAAAGAATATGAACTAGTATAGAGAGGAGGATAATAAGTGAAATTTTATAATGTATTTTCTGGTTTTTTAACTGGAGCTACAAAGGAAGCATATTTAAGAAATATTGGAGATAGAAAATTTAACAGCCTTCACTCTTATTGGTACTTAAAAGATCTTCCTGATGAAAAGATAATAGATGGTTTTAGTATAACTAAAGGAAGCATTATGATAGATTCTGGTGCATTCACTGCATATGCAGATGCTAAAATGAAAAGACAAAAAGAGGATGATAGTAAGAAGTCATCTAAACCTTTAGATATAGATCAATATGTTGAAAATTATATTAACTGGATAAATAAATGGAGTGACTATGTTACTACTTTTGGTCAAATGGATATTATTCCTGTAGAGGCTAAAACTGTAGAAGATTATAATGATTGTTGTCAAAGAACATGGCAAAATTATATTTATATGACAAATAATGTAGTATGTCCTGAAAAGATTTTATATACATTTCATTATGGTGAACCTTTAAAATGGTTAGAACAAGCATTAGAATATACATTACCTAATGGAAAGAAAATGGAATATATAGCTATAGGAGGATTAGTAGGTAGAACTACAAAACAAAGAATAGAATTTCTAGATCGTTGTTTTAAAGTAATAGCTAATAGTAGTATACCTTATGTTAAAGTCCATGGTTTTGGAGTTAGTTCTAAAAAATTATGGACAGCTTATCCTTTTGAATCTTGTGATTCATTTACACCAGGAATGAATGCTAATCATGGATTTACTTATGATGAATATGGATCATATAGAGAAGAAGATTATAAAAGAATATTTAAACCAGAAGCTCCAAAAGAATATAAATCAGGTTTATTTCCTAATTTAAAAATAACTCAAAAAGAAACATATATTCCAGAAGATTCAAAATCTCAAGAACAGTTACAAGAAGAAGCTTTATATAGAACTGATGAAAAAGCAAAACTTTTAATAGGTAATATAGAGTACTGGGATAATTTAGCTAATAATACTTCAAAAGTAGATGTAATTAAAAAATTTAAAGAAAATAAAACAACATTTGAAAGATTATTAGAGTTAAATAATCAAGGTTAATATGTTATAAATACTAGATAAGATATATCTAGTATTTATATCTTATTATAAAATTTAATGAAAGGAGGAATTCAAAGATGTCAACAAAAGCACTAGTATTAAGTTCAGGAGGTATAGATAGTACTACTGTATTATCAATAGCTTTACAAAATCATTCTCCTGAAAATGTAGCAACTTTATCTGTTTATTATGGACAAAAACATGAAAAAGAATTAGAATGTGCTAGAAAAGTAGCTGAATATTATGGAGTAGAACATTATGAAGTTAATTTATCTTCTGTATATCAATTTAGTAATTCATCATTATTAGCTAGTTCTGATGATGAAATTCCTGAAGAATCTTATGATGATCAGATAAAAGAATTAAGAGATGAAGGAAAACAAGTTCTTTCCACAGTAATTCCCTTTAGAAATGGTGTATTATTATCTTGTGTAGCAGCCTTAGCAATGTCTATATTTCCAGAAGAGCAAGTAGATATTTATTATGGAGCTCATTTAGGAGATGCTGAAGGAAATGCTTATGCAGATTGTACTATTGAGTTTACAGAAGCTATGACAAAAGCTATTAATTTAGGTACATATGGTAATATCAATGTAGTAGCTCCTATTGTAAATATGACTAAAGCAGAAGTTGTTAAAAAAGGATTGGAATTAGGTACACCATATTCAATGACTTGGAGTTGTTATAAAGGTGGTAATAAGCAATGTGGTAAATGTGGTACTTGCTTACAAAGACGTGAAGCTTTTAAGGTTAATGGAATTGAGGATCCAGTAGAATATGAAGAATAAGATAATTTGTGTATACAAAATAACCTGTTTGATAAATAATAAGATTTATATTGGACAGACTATAGATTATAAAGATAGAATACGTCATCATAAAAGTAAACTAAAAAGAAATTGTAATGATAATAAATATCTGCAAGAAGATTATAATAAATATGGTTTAAATAATTTTACTTTTGAAATTTTAGAAGAATGTAAAGAAGAAAATCTTCTTGAAAGAGAGACATATTGGATAAATTATTATGGTGGTATAAATAATAGTGTTATTTATAATATGTTAGATATGTATCAGATGAATGATGAAATTAAACAATCAAGACAAGGTAAAAATAATATAATGTATGGTAAAACTCATTCTTTAAAAACCAAACAGCTGTTAAGAGATAAAAATAAAGGAAAACAACTTAGTAAAAATCATAAATATAAAATTAGTGAGGGCTTAAAAAATAGTACTATTCATCAATTAGCCAATCATGTTAGAAGAAAAGCCTCTACTAAATATGATCAAATATTTATTGATAAACTAAAAGAAGAGTATATGCAAGAATCTAATTATACCAAAATAGCTAATAGATATAATATACAACCTGGTGTTGTATCAAATCTTATAAAATATGGTACCACAAGCAGAGTAGTTATATCTAAATTAAAAAATTAAATTTTTTTATAATTCATAGTGACCGTTAAGCTAACAAAGCCTGATATCTATGAATTAAACCTTTTATTAAATAGTTGTATGAAAATCCAACCAACTATAAAAAACTAGGAGGAATTAAATATGTTTAGTAAATTAAAAAATATAAAACTAACAGACTGGCTAGTAGCAATAACAGCATTTTATATAGCTGGTTCTGTATTACAAAATATTTTAGCAGTAAAAACTTTTGGAACTGAATTAGTTGCGATAACTACTGGAGGTACTATAATCTCTTGGCTAGTATTTGCTTGTATGGATGTTATAACTGAAATATGGGGAAAGAAAAGAGCTATAAAAACTTTCGTAGCTAGCGCTATTTTTAACCTTATATTTAATGCAATTTGCTGGATAGCTATTGCATTACCAGGAACAAGTGATTTTGTCCAAGGATCTTATTCAGTAGTATTAGGAACAGGATGGAGAATAGCTATTGCATCTATAACAGCATTTTTATTAGGTAATTATATAAATACACAAATAATGCATGTTATGAGAGTACATAGTAAAGATGAAAATAATTCTAAAGGATTTATGTTTAGAGCAGTTCTTTCAACTTTATTTGGTCAACTTGTAGATAATGGATTATTTTATTTAATGGCATTTGCTCCAATAGGAATAGCTGGTACAATTGAAAATCCTTGGTCATTAATAGGACAACTTGTATTATTTACAACCTTAATTGAAACAGTAGTAGAAGCAATTGTATCTCCTTGTACAGCTAGATTTGTGAAATATTTAAGAACTAAAAAGGAGGTAAAATAAATGGGAAATCTTCGTGATGAAAGAGAAATGACAGTTGTAAAAGAATATGTAACATGGAATGATATAGAAGAATTTATTGATTGGTTAGCTGATCAAACTAATAATTTTGAAGGATATACAGGAGTATATGGACCAGCTCGTGGAGGAGTTGTATATGCTACTATCATTTCTAATAGATATGACCTTCCATACTTAGGAGCTCCTACTGTAGGTTGTTTATGTGTAGATGATATTTGTGATACAGGTGATACAGCTCTTGCTTGGAGACAAAAAGGATATAAAATAGCTACTCATTATTATAAAGAAAATGCCAAAATTGAACCAGATTACTGGTATAAAAATAAAGAAGATAAATGGATAGTATTTCCTGTTGAACAAGATACTAGGAATTTAAAAGATGAATAACTATAATGTTTATATGATACTAAATACTAAAAATAATAAAGTTTATATAGGACAAACTTGTAATTTTAAATCCCGCTGTAGTTATCATAAAAATAGATTGAAAAGATGCATGCATGATAATCAAAATCTTCAAAATGATTATAATTTATATGGAGTTAATTGTTTTAAATATATCTTACTTGAATGTAATCTAAGTAAATCAGATAGCTTAAAACGAGAGACTTACTGGATAAATTATTATGGAGGAATTGAATCTAATAATGTATATAATGAATGGGATTTATCAGGAAGAAGTTATGATAATAAACAGAATATTAGTAAAAGTAAACAAGGAATTAAATTAGATAATTCTTCTTGTATTAATATAGCTTTAGGACATAAAGGCCAAATTCCTTGGAATAAAAATAAAAAGATGACTGATAATTTTAAACAATTACAAAGAGATTTAAATAAAGGTAAAAATAATCCTATGTATGGTAAATCTACAAAGAAAAAATATGATCAAGATTTTATAGATAATTTAAAATTAGATTATGATTGTATTCAAAATATAGCTGAATTAGCTAGGTTAAGAAACATGAATGAAAATGTAGTTAGATGTTTAATTTTATATGGAAAATCATATAAACCAAGATAATAAGAGAAAGAGGTAGAAATATAATGAATAAATATATGCAAATAGCAGATGAATTATCAAAACAAAACTTATTAACTAATAATGGAGGACCTTTCGGCGCAGTTGTAGTAAAAGATGGAGTTGTAGTAGGAACTGGTAATAATCATGTTCTTAGAAATAATGATCCTACAGCTCACGGTGAAATAATGGCTATAAGAAATGCTTGTAAAGAATTAAATACATATGATTTAAGTGGTTGTGAATTATATACAAGTTGTTATCCATGTCCTATGTGTTTATCTGCAACTATTTGGGCTAATATAAAAACAATATACTATGGTAATACACAACTTGATGCAGCAGATATAGGATTTAGAGATGATTTTATTTACAATTATATTGATGATATTTGTGAAAATGAAGATCATAAAGAAAATAATGATGTATTAAAATTAATTCCTATGGATAGAGAGGAAACTATTAAGACTTTTAAAGAATTCAAAGAGAAAGAGGATAAAACTATATATTAATGGAAGTTTTAGGATTAATAGCAACTATCTTAATTGTTTTAAGTATGTGTTTTAAAAATATTAAAATAATCAGATTTATCAACTTGATAGGTAGTATTTGCTTTGTTATATATGGATTAGCAATAGGTGCTTTATACACATGGATAGCTAACTTAATATTAATATTTGTTCAAATATATTATCTGATTAAAATTTATAAAGAAGAGAAAAGTAAATAGATATGTTACACCTCCTAAGATGTTATAAATTATAGATAATATTTTAGGAGGTGTGTTTTATGTGTCTTACAAAAGCGTAACTCATTATAGACATACTGTACATAGATATCTAGATGCTATATGGGGAGCTTCAAGTGCTAAAAAGAAAGCTAGAACATCAATGTATAATTGGCTAGCTACACAAATGAATATATCAACAGAAGAATGTCATGTATCCAAATTTAATAGAGAACAATGTAAACAAGCTATTAAAATATTAAGACCAAGATATATAACATTATTTGGAAAAGATTTAGAATATAAAAAGAAGGAGAAAGATATAATGCAAATATTAAGAATTACTGGACAAGAAAGTTTTGAAACAGCTCATATATTACCTGGATATAATGATGAGTATGGTAGTTTATATAGTCATTCTTATAGGATTAAAGCAACTGTAGAAGGTCCTGTTATTAATGATTATGGAATGATTATGGAATATAAAGACTTAAAAGAAGCTCTAAGATCTATAGTTCCTAATCATCAATTTGTATATTGTAAAACAGATGTTATAAGTTCTGAAATAGCTAAAGTATTACATAAATATGATGTACCTTATTTAGAATTACCTTTTATGGTTACATCTGAAAATATGGCTAGATATTTAAAAGTAAAATTAGAAACTTATATAAGAGATGTTTTAGAATATAAAGATATAAAAGTTATTAAAGTAGAAATTATTGGAAGCGAGGATGGTTACTCTGCTGAGATAATAGAGAAAGGAGTTTAAAAATGGAATTAATAAAAGTAACAAGACATGAGGAATTTGAGGCAGCTCATTTATTACCTAGATACGATGGCCCTTGTGGAAATTTACATGGTCACTCATATAAATTAGAACTTACATTAGAAGGACCTCAAGTTGGCGACTTTGATATGGTAATGGATTTTAAAGATTTAAAAAAGATGATAAAAGAAATAGTACCTGATCATAAGTTTATGGTATGGAAAGATGATGAAATTTCAATGAAGATTCTAGATGTGTTAAAAGAATATGATTTAGAATATATGATATTTCCTCATCCAACAACAGCTGAAAATATGGTAGGTGATTTTGCAGCTATGTTTGATGATTATATTCATAATGAATTAAATTTACCAGATGTTCATGTATATGAAATTAATTTGTGGGAAACAGCTAATTCACATGCTACTTGGAAAAGAGGTAAATAATGAGAGAATTTAAAGATGATAATGAAAAATTAATCTTTATGTTTCCTATTATAGCTAGATATAGAATATTTATTTGTAAATATTTAGATATATCTAAAACAGAATTATTAGAAGAGCTGGGATTACGAATGAATAAAGATCCTAAGAATTTACATTTAAAAAATATTAAATCTTTACAAGATGCTAATGATATGATTGAGGCTTTAAAATGCTGGAAAAAAGATTTAACAGGATCTAGACGCTTACCTGAAAAAGTTAATCCTAGAGATTATGCTAAAAAATTGAAAGGACTGTTCAAAATGAAAGTAGTTGAAATATTTAATTCAATTGATGGTGAGGGAATAAGAACAGGGGAATTAACTACATTTGTTAGATTATGGGGATGTAATTTAAGATGTGTATATTGTGATACTAGATATTCTTACTGTCAAGAAAATGAAGAAGCTATTCCTTATAAGGAAATGGCTATTGAAGAAATAATAAAAGAATGTGATAAATATGATACAGATAACATAACTTTAACTGGAGGAGAGCCTTTAATTCATTTAGATGTTAAGTATTTATTAAAAGCTCTATCTGAAGCTGGATATAATGTTAATGTTGAAACTAATGGATCAATGCCTATAAGAAGTTATTATAATACAGCTGGATATCAAGAAAAAGGTTATGAGAATGTTTGGTTTACTGTAGATTATAAATCACCAAGTTCTACTATGAATGATAAAATGAATATAGATAACTTTGATGTAAGGGCAAATAATTGGCATAATGTTGTATATAAATTTGTAGTAGGAAGTAAAGATGATTTAATGAAAGCAAAAGATATAATAGAAAATTATATCTTAACAGAAACTGATAACAATAATGTTATATATTTTAGTCCTATATTTGGTGATATAGAACCTAAAGAAATAGTTGAATTTATGCAAGAACATAAGCTATTTAACGCTAAAACACCTATAAGATGCCAAATTCAACTTCATAAAGTAATATGGGACCCAGCTCAAAAAGGTGTATAGAAAGGAGAAATGAATAATGAGTGTTAATAAACCTTTTGACGAAGAAAAAGTTATGGAGGCAACAAAAATGTTGTTAGAAGGTTTAGGTGAAGATATCACAAGACCTGGATTAGTTGATACTCCAAAAAGAGTAATGAAATATTGGAGAGAGTTATCTGAAGGATCTCATTATACAAATCAACAAATTGCTGATATGTTTAGAAAAGATTTTCAAGTAAGTTTCGATCCAATAGTATTTAAAGAATGTAAAAATATATTCTCACATTGTGAACATCATTTAGCTCTTATGTTTAATGGTGTTGTATATGTAGCATATGTTCCTGCATACTGGAATGGAAAAGATGATTCTGAAGGATATAGAGTTATAGGATTATCTAAGATTCCAAGAATAGTGGATATGTGCTCTAAGAGATTACAATTACAAGAAAAATTTGTAGCTGATGTAGCTGAATGTATAGAATTAGCTACAGGATCTAAGCAAGTATTTGTAGAAGCTATTATGGATCATGGATGTGTTTCAGCTAGAGGAATTAAGGCATCAGGAATTACAGAAACAACATATATGTCTCCTGCACTAAGAGATAATACAGCTGCAAGACAAGAAATTCAAAATAAAGTTAAAATAGCAAGATTTAATTAAATGAAAGGAAGGAATTAAAAATGGAAGAAAATTCTACAACAATGAATTTAGGAAATTTACAAGCAGGTGGAATTCCTGCTCAAGCAATACCATCTTCTGATGAAGTAGTTGCTCCTGTTTCAGATATATCTATTAACTCAGATCCTGTATCTATAACAGCAGATATAACTTCATCACAAACTCATGTATCTGTAGCACCTGATCAAAACACTTTAGTTCAACAACTTGATCAACCAGCTGCTCCTGTATTTACTCGAACTACAGTTCAAGCTCAACCAGCTGCTAATCCTCCAACACCACCTGTAGAACCTAAAGTAGAGGAGAAAAAACCTGTTGAAAGAACTGACTATGATATTATGATTGTTAAAACAACAATTCTTCAAAATTTATTAGATAATGTTTTAAAAATTATTACTTATGAAGCAAGATCTGAAATTAGTACTATAGTACAATTAGTATTTAGTGCTCAAGGATTAGAAGTAAAGAGTGCTAATGGAATTGAAGCTTATATTTATCAAAAAAATTCTGAATGGACATATTCAACTTTAGATGAATACAGTATATGTTTAGATTCTCAATTTTTACAAAAATTGGTTTCAAAAATTACTGCTCCTTATATTACATTTGAAAGATCAGCTAATGATCAAAGAATAATTTTAGTTAAAGCAGGATCTGCTGAATATCAATTACCAGAAAAATTAGATCCAAATTCAGGAGAAACAATTAATGTAGAAATGCCTGTATCATTCGATGATGTAACTCCTATTACTTTAACAAATTATGATAAATTTAAAGCAGCTTTAAATAAATGTTTACCATTTGCTGCTGAATCTGATGGTAATCCTGTATTTAAAGGAGTATATTGTGGAAATAATTATATAGTAGGATCAAATGGTGATACTATATGTATTATGGATAGTATACCTGAATTAAATAATGCTGTTATTTATTTACCAAAAGAATTTGCTAAAAAGATTACAAGTATTAACATAGATGGAAAAATAGATTTAGCATGGAAGAAAACTGAAGGAAGATTAAATCCTTCTATGATAAAAATACATAGTGTAGATGTAGAAAATAAAACTGAAATTATTATTACTGGAATGTTACAAGAAGATGAACATTATAATGATTTCCCAATTCAGCCAGTTATTGCTTTTAAACAAATGCAATTTGGTCAAACATTTACATCATCTAGAAATGAATTTAAAGAAGCTATTGATAGAACATCTTTATTCTTCCAAATGACAGACCAAAATCAATTAAATATAGCTATCACACCTGGTAATATGAATATAAAAAGTTTATCTGGAGGTTCTGATGAAAATGTTAAGGTTGAAGGATGTTTACAACCATTAAATGTTATTAGAATGGATGCTACACAAATCAACTTAATGTTGGATAATTTATCATCAAATCAAGTTATAATGAAAGCAGATAATGCTAATCCTGGATTGATGAGTGTAACAGATGAAGATAGTTTAATTATATTATCAGAAGCTCACGGAGTATAGTTTGGAGTGTTTAATATGAGTAATATTAACAGTAAGAAAAAAGGTGCTCATGGAGAGCTAGAATTTGCAAATCTATGTAAAGAATATGGATTTGAAAATGTTCATAGAACAGCTCAATTTAATGGAAAGATGGAAGATTCTTTGGGAGATTGTGAAGGTCTAGAAGGAATTCATATTGAAGTTAAGAGAGTTGAATCTTTAAATGTAGATAAAGCTATGGAACAATCTATTAGAGATACTGAAGCTAAGAAAGAAAAGAAACTACCTACAGTATTTCATAGAAAAAATAGAAAACCTTGGAAAGCTACTATGTTATTTTCCGATTGGATTAAATTATATAAAAGCTGGCTTAAAGATCCTGATAGAGAGGAGTAATATAAATGGGAGAAGAAGTAAAATACGACTTAGGTAAAACTCAAAAAGATCAAAATACAATCGATATGGAAGCAATTGTACATAGAATAGTAGATGAAAAAACAAAAGATGTTACATCTATTATTCATAAAATAAGGACTTTATTAAAAGATGAAACTACTGAACTTAGTGATTTAGAAATAGATGATATTTTACTTCAACTTCCAATTGTATTATATGATTCTATGGAAGAACAAGAATTTATAGGATTAGAATTAGATATGGCAAATCAGGTTCATAAAGAAGCTTATTCTGAAGCCTATAAATTAGCTAGAGGAACTATTCCTGAAAGACAATCAATAGCTGATTTAAAAACTAGAGCTGAACAACTTGAAAAAATATTATTTGATAGAAGTTATAAAATGATAAAACAAAAATTTGAAATGGCTATTGAAACTTTAAATGCTGTTAAAAAAGTTCAAGCAGCTCGTCAACAAAGATATGATTTGAATAAATTTAGTAGTAGATTTTAGGAGGAGATATGAAAAAAGTATTTATATGTCAGCCTATGTTTGGTAAAACAGATGATGAAATTAAAAAAGAAAGAGATGAAATATCTCTAAAATTGAAAGTAAGAGGTTATGAAATAATAGATTCATTCATAGATGAGGATATAGATAATCCAGTTTATTTATTAGGTGAATCTATAAAACTATTGAGTACAGCTGATTTTATATATTTAATGCCAGGATGGGAAAATGGTAGAGGCTGTAGAATAGAAAAACTAGTAGCTGATACTTATAATATTCCTATTTTAGAGGAGGTATAAAATGTCACAGATTGATGTTTTAATGAAAGATATAAATAAAAAATATGGGGAAATAGCTTCTTTTGGTGTTAAGAAAACTGAGTATGATAAAATACCTTTTACTTCACCTAGATTAAATTATATGTGTTTTGGAGGATTACCAACAGGAAGAATTTATGAATTCGCAGGACCTGAAGGATCTGGAAAAACAACTACAGCTATGGATATAATTAAAAATGCTCAAAAGAAATATAAAGATACTGGAAAGAAAATTCTATTTGTTGACGAAGAAGGTACTTTTGATTATGTTTGGGCAAATAAAATAGGTGTAGATACAAATGATTTATTAATTATAACTCCAGAAACCATGGTAGCAGAAGAAGTATTTAATATAATGAGAGAATTTATAGCGACTGGAGAAATATGTTTAGCTGTATTAGATTCTGTAGCAACTTTAGTTCCAAAACAATTATATGGAGAAGATATGGAGAAAAAAGCATATGGTGGTATAGCTATTGCTTTAACAAGATTTTGTAATGAAATAAAAGGACTTCTTATAAAATATGATTGTACTTTAATTATGATAAATCAAGTAAGAGATGATCTTAACTCTATGTTTGGTGGAACTATAACACCAGGAGGTAGAGCTTTTAAACATGCTTGTTCTGGAAGGTTTGAATTTAGAAAAGGTAAATTCATAGATGATTCAGGAAAAGAATTAACAAATAACGCTGAGAATCCAGCTGGTAATTTAGTTCATGTAGTAATAAAGAAAACAAAAGTGTTTGAACCTACAAGAAGAGTTGGTTATTATACAATTAAATATTTAACAGGACCTGATTTTACTAGTGATTATATTGATGTAGGATTACAAGTAGGTGTTATTAATCAAAGAGGAGCTTATTTTGATATTATAGATATTTCTACTGGAGAAGTTTTAAATGAAGATAAGATTCAAGGTAAACCAAAATTAAAAGAACAATTAGAAGCTCATCCAGAATGGATAGAATTAATTGATAATGCTATGAATGGTAAAAAAGTAGAAGAGGTAGTAGATCAAGAAATACTTGCAGAAGCTAATAAGTTAGTTAATACAAGTAAAGATGAATAGGAAGGTGCTATAAATGTATATACGTTATAAATTATATAGAAGCAGTGTACCAGATGAAGTTTTTAATAGTGAAATGATAGAAGTACCTATTGAAAATGATGATCATATAGTTATGATAGATAAGATATTACAAGATGTATTAACTCAACATATATCAAACTTACCTGAAGTTCAAAAGTATGGTACAGGCTATATTGGAAGAATGGAAATTGTTAATATTGAAATTAATGATAATGATAATTTAAATTTAACAGAAGAAGCTTTTCGTCATTATATGTCAACAATATTACCTCATTTAGAGATTATTTGGAGTCAAACAACAAATGATATAGGTAATGAAGAAAAAGCTGTTAAAACTGAAAATAAAGAGAATTAAAGGCAGGTATTAGCAATGTATAAATCAACTAGAGATGCTAGTAAACGACAAGAAAAAGCAATAGCTAAATCAATAGGAGGAAGAAGAACTCCAAATTCAGGTGCAACAAGTTTTGATAAATCAGATATATATGTAGGCTCTGAGTGGTCAATAGAAGCTAAAACTTGTATGACTCCTAA